AGTATTTGGCTTTCACACAGAGATTTGCTTTGGCTCCCACTGAGCCACGAGAAACCACAGACGCCCAATGGGAGCGCATCAGTCAACTACTTGATGACCCTGAGTTCAGAGCTCCAGTTGACGTGACTTCCGACCTTTTCCATGATTGGAACATCCGCTATCCTCCTGGATTAGCTTCGACCCATTCTGAGTTCCATATCCCAGGGGTCGACACCCGCCCTTTAGACCCTTTGCATCCCTATGCCTCATCCTTCCTCAAACACGAGCTAGCTGTCTATCCAGACAACCCTCTTCCACGCAAACCCCCACGTGTTATCATTTCTTTCCGTCCTGTCATAAACGTTCGCCACGGCCCCATGGCCTATGCCCTTCAAAAAGCCATTCGATCAAGAGACCATATGACGTGGCTTTATTATGCCCCTGGCATGACTGCGTCTGAGATTGGCGCCGTCTTCGATAAATTCGAAGGCTATTACTGTACGGAAGGTGATTTTAGCACCTTCGATGGCCGCGCCGTACCCGGCCAAGTCAGGTTTTCAGCTCGTTATGCCTCCAAAAACGGTTGCTCCAAGGAATATATTCAATCATTGGATGAGGACTACAAATATGTACGCCTTCGTTTTGGTATGGGTTCCAAAGCCAGGACGAAAGGCGCCACTCAACACAAAACCCCTTCCGGGCGTCACGAAACGACCCTTTTCAACTCTATTAGCAACGCTGCCATGTTAGCCGCAGGTCTGTTGGCTCAGGGTTTTGATTTGCGCCGCTGTGGTATCCTAGTCGGCGGCGACGATTCGCTCATTTTTACGCCAACGCCCATTGACCTTGATCAACTCGTTGCATTCGTTGCCAAAGCCGGCCATAAATTGGAAGGGTTCACAGGTCCCATAGATGCTACTCGCCACACTTTTTACTCCTCCTGTTTTGTCCCCATCAATGGCCGCTCTTATCTTACCTTGAAACCCGGAAGGTTCATAGCAAAGTCCGGATGGCAGGCCCAGCCTCACTCATGTCAACCTTTACCTTGGTTACGCGGAATTGCCCTTGGTGGCATTCAAGACATGAATCATATGCCCGTCGTCCGGGCTATACTCCGCCGTTATTTGGCAG